CCGTAAAGACACCGAAGAAACTAAGCGGCAGGTGCTTAATCATAATTTGACTTATGAAAAAATCTGCCAAAAAAAGGAAGTTAAATAATGCTAGAAACACTGGAGTTTATCCAACGCCATTGGGCAATCGTGGTTGCGATTGGCGGGGCTAAAAGTGAAAAGTAAATTGGAAGAAGCCACGCCTGAAGAGCTAATACAAGCATTACAACGCATAGTCGCTTATCAAGAAAAACGCGCGGTAATGCGAGTGAAATGGTGTATTGACTGTGGAGGGAAAATTCCCGAAAAGCGTCGCTTTGTCGAAGATTGTAAGCGTTGTACCAAATGTCATGTGCGGTGGATTAAGAAAAAATATAAAGCTGAAAGGGTCAAGGAAAAATGATGGATTTATTAGAGTTTATCCAAAAGCATTGGGGCTTAGTTGCCACGGTGATGGGGTCGGTATGGGCTGGCATGAAGTTATCTATGGACAGCAAATACCCAAAACGCAGTGAGATTGACGAAATCCGCAAGAATATTGATGAAGTGGAACAACGCTTAACCAAAGTGGAAGATACGCTCGAACACTTGCCGACAAAAGAAGATTTGTCCACATTGCGTATTTTAATGACCGAAATCAAGGGCGAAACCAACACTACCAATGCACGCCTTTCCACGCTAAGCCATCAAGTCGCATTGCTCATTGAAGAGCGCGTTAAGGGGTAACGATGAGAGATATTTTTATTAAAGACCAACGTTTAGTAATTCTGCGCTCCCTTGTGGACGCCGGGTATGACGCCAATGAATCCATTCTTGACGATTGCTTGGCGTTGTATGGTCACAATATCAGCCGTGATTTAGTTCGTAATCATTTGAACTGGCTGGAAGAACAAGGCTTGGTGCAAATCGAACGCCTTAGTAACGGCTTTATGATTGCGAAAATTACGCAACGCGGCTTAGACGTGGCGAACGGAGAAGCTGTTGTGGAAGGTGTGAAAAAACCTTTACCCAAAGTTTAAACTGCATTTAAAGGAGGTTTAAATGACGGATAAAACCACACGCGGACGCGCCAGTAAAGTCGATTTATTGCCGCCGAATATCAAAACCCAGCTCGCCATGATGTTGCGCGACAAGCATCTTTCCCAAACGCAAATCCTTGAAGAGATTAATGACCTAATCCGTGATTGCGGGCTAGATGACAGCTATCAATTAAGCCGCACAGGTCTTAATCGTTATGCAAGCCGTATGGAACAAATGGCAAGCAAAATTCGAAATGCGCGTGAAGTCGCTGAAATCTGGACGAAGCAATTCGGTGAAGCCCCGCAGAGCGATATTGGCAAACTGCTCATGGAAATAGTGAAGAACCTCGCTTTTGAAACCTCTATTGGCATGAGCGAAAACGGCAAGGCGGAACCGAAAGATTTGGCATTGTTATCGTCTGCGATTCAGCGGCTGGAGCAGGCGGAAAGTTTAAGTTTCAAGCGTGAACAAGCCATTCGCCAAGAAACCATTAAACGCGCGGCGGAAGCCGTGGAAGAAGCCGGTAAGCAACAGGGTGTTAGTTTGGCAGATGTTCAACAAATGGTAAAAGCAGTTTATGGCATCGAATAATACCGTTCTTTATGACTATCAAAAGCGTTGGCTGAATGATAAAAGCCGATTCAAAGTGGCGATGTTTGCCCGACAAACGGGGAAAACCTTTACCACCACGTTTGAAATCGTGTTGGATTGTTTAGACGCGGAAGCAAAAGGCGAACGCACCCGCTGGGTGATTTTATCCCGTGGGGAACGCCAAGCCAAAGAAGCCATGAACGAGGGTGTAAAACGCCACCTTGAAGCCTTGGGCATGGTCTGCGAAGTGCTTGAAGTGCCTTTTAAAGATGACACCACCATTAACGCCCTTGAAGTGGTCTTCCCTAATGGTTCCAAAATCACCGCACTGCCCGCTAATCCCGACACCGCGCGGGGCTTTTCTGCCAATGTGTTTCTTGATGAATTTGCCTTCCACGCCGACAGTCGCGAAATTTGGAAGGCTTTATTCCCAGTCATCTCTGCCGGGTGGAAATTGCGTGTAGTCTCTACACCAAACGGCAAAGGTAACAAGTTTTATGAATTGATGACTGACCTAGACAACACTGAATGGTCACGCCATACCGTCGATATTTATCAAGCGGTATCGGACGGCTTACCACGTGACATTGACCAACTCCGTCGCGGTTTAAATGATGAAGACGCATGGGCGCAAGAGTTTGAACTCAAGTGGTTAGACGAAGCAAGTGCATGGCTTTCTTACGACCTTATCGACGGCGTGGAACACCCCGACGCAGGCAAGCCTGAACTCTATCAAGGTGGTTCCTGTTTTGTGGGGATGGATATTGCCGCGCGTGGCGACTTAACCGTCATTTGGGTGTTGGAGTTGGTCGGCGATATTTATTGGACGCGTGAGCTAATTACACTCAAACGCGTGCCATTGCGCGAGCAGTTGGAAGAACTCAACCGAGTGATGAAACAATATCACGTTGTGGGCGGTAATCTCGACCAAACCGGAATGGGTGAAAAAATGGTGGAAGATGCGCAGTATGAACACGGTAAACGTATTCAAGGCACGCTCTTTAATGTCTCCACTAAACTCAAAATGGCGACGATTGGTAAAACAGCCTTTGAAGACCGCAAAATTCGCATTCCGCAAGGCAATAGCGATTTGCGTGAAGATTTACACAAACTCAAAAAAGTGACCGGTTCAAATGGTCAGCCGCGCTTTACTGCCGAAAGTGACAGCAACGGACACGCCGACCGTACGTGGGCGTGTTTCTTGGCTTTAACATCAGCAGTGGAAGCAGTGATGCAGCCTGTGGTTGCCCACAGCCGTAAACCAAGAGCCAGCCGAAAATTAACGCAAGGATATTAACAATGATCGCATTTGTAACTTTAACCATTTCCGCAACTGTGCTGATTTTCTACAACAAACCGTTTTGGTGGGTATTTTTATTGCTTGCCGCCTTTGTGGATTACGAAAAATAAGGAAAGCCAATGACATCCAAAAAACAAGATTTAGTCACCGTCATCGCCACCCGTGCCAAAGCTATCGACTTCTGGTCGTTTATGCATTATTTACCCAACCCTGATCCTGTTTTGAAAAAAATGGGCAAGGACATTTCGGCTTACCGCGAAATCCTATCCGACAGCCACGTGGGTGGCTGTGTGCGCCGCAGAAAAGCGGCAATCAAGGGGCTTGAATGGCGCATTACGCCAACCGGTAATGAAAAAACAGACGAGATTTTGACCGCACTTTTCGACCGCTTGCCGGTGAGCCAAATCATCAACCAAATTTTAGATGCTACCCTGTTTGGCTACCAAGCCTTGGAAGTCATGTGGGAAAACCAAAACGGCTTATTATTGCCTGTTGCCGTGGTGGGGAAACCGCAGGAATGGTTTGTGTTCGATGAAGAAAACCGTTTAATGCTCCGCACCAAAGATAACCGCAACGGCGACCTTGTTCCGGAAAAGAAATTCCTGCTTGCGACGCAACAAGCGGACTATATGAACCCTTATGGTCGAGCCGACCTTGCTATGTGCTTTTGGGCGGCGACCTTCAAGAAAGGTGGCTTTAAATTTTGGCTGGAGTTCATGGAAAAATACGGCTCGCCTTGGCTGGTAGGTAAACACCCTCGCCAAGCGCAGGTACATGAAATTAATGAACTGTTGACCAGCATGGAAGAAATGCTCGGCACTGCCGTGGCGGCAATCCCAGAAGATAGCTCCATTTCCATGTTGGAAAGTGCAAGTAAAAGCGGGTCATCACAAGTGTTTGATGATTTTCTGCGTTACTGCAAGTCTGAAATTGCTATTGCGTTATTAGGGCAAAACCAAACCACCGAAGCGGAAGCCAATCGTGCGAGTGCAACCGCAGGCTTGGAAGTGACACTTGACATTCGCGATGACGACGCAAGCCTTGTGGAAGGCGTATTCAATCAATTATTGGTGTGGATTTGCGAGCTGAATTTTAGTGTAGAAACCTTGCCGACCTTTGATTTGTACGAACAGGAAAGCATTGATAAACTCCAAGCAGAACGTGACGGCTTACTGGTGGGCTTGGGCGTGCAATTTACCGAACAATACTTAATGCGTACCTACGGCTTTGAAGAAGGCGACATTGTGGTGCAAGAAATCTCCCCTACCCCCTCTTTACAAAAGAGGGGGACAGCTAAAGTGGATTTTGCCGAGCCGATACCGAAATCTATCGTGGACAGTATTGGTGAGCAGTTGGAAGTCGAAGGCGAACCGTTCGTGGAGGAATGGCTACAAACCATCAAAGACCAACTTTCACAGGCAGAAAGCCTGGAAGACTTCCGTCATCAGCTCGACAGTTTAATTCCTGAATTGAGTTTCGCCGAATATGGCAAGGTGATGGCGTGGGCATCAACTACCGCGCATTTTGCCGGTCGTCAATCCGTAGAAGATGAGCGCAAATAATGAGCAAGTTCACTTTTGAAGAGCAGGTCAAATATTTTGAGAAGAAACTCAATTTACCGACCAATAGTTATTTAGACGTGCTGGGCGAAGAACATGATTATTTCTTCATGGTCGCCGGGGCGAATCGTAACGAAGTGCTTACAGCGTTTCGCGAAGCGGTGGATGAAGCGATTCAAAACGGCGAAACCCTTGAAGGTTTCCGTAAGCGCTTTGACGAGATTGTGGCAAATACCGGCTGGCAATATAACGGAGGTCGCAACTGGCGCACACGGATTATTTACGACACCAACGTTTATGGTGCATATAACCGTGGGCGTTTAAAACAACACTTAGACTTGGTGGATGTATTGCCTTATTGGGAATATCATCACCATGATAATGAACATCCACGCGAAGAACATATTGCGTTAGATGGCACAATTCTGCCGGCTACAGATCCGTTTTGGCGCTATTATTACCCAATCAAAGCGTACGGTTGCCACTGCACTGTATCAGCGCATGATGAAGACGACTTAGCCGAAATGGGTAAAACCGTGAGCCAATCGCCTGAAATCGAATGGGAAGAAAAACTGGTGGGCGTGCGTTCCGGCAATCCGCGCACAGTACGTGTGCCGAAAGGCTATGATGTGGGTTTTGCGCCCTACAACTTTGAGCGACTAACGCAATCCCGAGATGTGGATGTGGACAAGTTGTTATTACAAAAAATGACAACCGCCGAGCCGCATTTAGCGAGCCTATTAATTGATGATGTATTGAAAAACCCAAAAGCCATGGTGCTATTAAACGGCGCGATGAAAGACATGGTCGATACAGTCAGTCAGCAAAAAATCGCACGTGGCAACATGAAATACGTGGGCGTGATTCCGGAAAACGTGATCACCAAATTAGACAATTTGGATAAAGCCCCACAAAGTGCGGTGATTGCGGTGCGTGATGATGACGTATTGCATGCACTACGCGACAGCAAACAAG